GCCCTGCGCGACCACCTGCGACCGCACGGCGTCCAGGGGCTCGCGGTGCTCGTGTGGTGCGCGGTGCTCGTGTGGACGGACGCGGGACGCGCGCCGTGGTCGCGGCTCGCAGAGGCGGCGGAGCGGGTCGCGCGGGCGATGCCGGAGACGGCGACGGGGCGCGCGGCGGAGGAGCTGCGCGCGGTGATGGCGGGGACGTGGGCGATGGAGGGCGGGCGATGAGCGAAGAGAAGGCGAAAGAGGCAGTCGACCACCCCGCCCACTACGGCGGCGCCGCGAATGTCTACGAGGCAATCAAGGTCATTGAGGCGTGGGGCCTCGGCTTCTGCCTCGGGAACACCGTGAAGTACATCAGCCGCGCCGGGAAGAAGGGCGCCGCGCTGGAGGATCTGAAGAAGGCCGCTTGGTACCTGAATCGACACATCGAAGCGATGGAGCGCGCGAAGCCATGAACGAAGCGAAGGTGTTGGATCGCGGCTATGTGCGACTCGTCGAGTCGTGGGGCAGCGATGAGCGAATCATTGAGGCCGCGCGCATGTCGACGGCCAAGGGCTTCCTCGGGTGGGGCCCGAAGTGCCGCGCGTGCGGCGACGGCGAGAGCGACCCGGAGCGCCCGTGTCCCGACGCGATGCCGGGCGCGCGGGAGTTCGTCGACTGCGGGCGCGGCGGCCACATCTTCGACGCCTCCGGCGACGAGAAGTTGTTGCGGTTTCTCTGGGACCACCAGCACGCCACGCCCTTCGAGATGGCGGGCCTGATCGTCGAAGTGAAGGCGCCGATCATGGTGTTTCGCGAGTGGCACCGCCACCGGACGCAGTCCTACAACGAGATGAGCGCGCGCTACGTCCCGTTGCCCGACGAGAACTATGCGCCGTCGGTTGAGCGCATCCTGATTGCCAATCAGGGCACGACGAACAAGCAGGCGCAGGGCAGCGGCCGCATCATCGAAGAGGCCGACGCGCTCGGGTGGCTCGCCGAGCTCGCGGGCGTCTACGAGCACGCCCAGCGCGTCTACGCCCAGGGCATCGCCCTCGGCGTGCCGAAGGAACTCGCGCGCCTCCCGGTGCCCGTCGCTCGGTACAGCGCGATGCGCGCGAGCGCGAACCTCCGCAACTGGCTCGGGTTCCTCAAGCTCCGTTGCGACCCCGCGGCGCAGTGGGAAATCCGGCAGTACGCCAACGCAGTCGCGGAGATCGTGCGCGAGGTGTTCCCGCGGGTGCATGAGGTGTCCGCTGCGTCGTTGGGGTTGCCGTGAAGGGGCAGCACGACGTATTCGCAGCGACCGCCGAGGCCGCGAGGCACCGGCGCGAGGTCGCCGCAGCCGTCGCCGCCGAGCGCGCCCGGTGCGCTGCGGTGTGCCGCGAGGTGGCGGCTCAGGCCGTGGGGCCGCTCGCGCTCGACGCCGGAGTGCGCCGTGGGGCGACGACGTGCGCCGAGGCGATCGAGCGCGGGGCGGTGGCGCGGTGAGCGCCCTCCTTCTCCGCGTGATCCTCGCCGCGCTCGACCCGCTGCACGCTGCCCACTGCGCCGCGGAGCGCGCGGGTCACCTGCGGACGTCGACCGCGCTCTACGCGCTCTGGCTGCGGGGGCTGCTGCTCACGGGTGACCTCGGCGGACTGCGGGCGCGCGACGTGGATGGAGGCGCACGGTGACCCCCCGCACCCTCGACGCCCTGCGCGCCGCCGTCGCCCGCGTGCTCGTCGCGCGAGGGGAGGCGGCGGATGCGCTGGTGTGCGACGTCCGCAAGGCGCCTCGCGGCTACCCACGCGGCAAGCCGTGGTACGCCCGCGTCGTGGCGCCGTGGGAGTCCATGGGGCCGCCCGCGTCGTGGGCCAGCGACACGTGGGCCGCGACCGAAGCCGAGGCTATCGCGCTCGCGTGGGGGCGCATCGCAGCCGACGCCGTCGCGCGGGTGGCCGACTACGAGAGCGCCGTGCGCAGCGCCGAGGCGCGGCTCCGCTGGGCACGCGCTGCGCTCGCAGCGGCGCGGGAGGTGGGGGAGTGAGCGCAGCCAGCCAGCTCCCGGCGCAGGGGGACGGCGCGCAGCCTGTCAGCCGCGCTTACACGTCCGCGTAAGCCGCGCCCCACGACGCGAAACGCCTGCGCTACAAGCGTTTGCGCGAAATCGACCGCGCCCCACGTCGATCCCATTGACCGTCCGATATATCGGACGTAGATATTGGGTGTCGGGAGCGAGGGAGCTACCGGCGCAGGAGCTAGACGACCATGACGACCACCACGACCCGCTCTTTCCGCATCACCAACCGCTCGACGGGCGCCGACTTCGGCACCTACGCCAGCGACGCCGCTGGCGACGTGGCTGCGCTGGAGGCGCTCGCGTCGATGCACCGCGATGCCGGGTACGACGTCGCGATCGACGAGACGGGCACCGAGCTCGTGTTCGCGTCGGAGGGCGACGAGCGCCTGTGCGGCGGGCTCGACGTCTGGCGCGTGCAGGAGGTCTGACCCACCGCCCTCAGCGCCCCGAGCGCACGCACACCGCCCCGGCTCGCAGGAGTCCGGGGCTCGCGGCGTTGAGGGGCACTGACGCCCCGCAGGAGCTAGACGACCATGACGACCACCCGCCCCACCTTCTCCACCATCACCGTCTCCTACAAGCTCTCGACCACCGCCGCGGAGCAGCTCGGCGACGACGCCCTCAGCGTCTACGAGACGGCGCTCACCGCGGCCCTCGTCGCGGAATACCCGGGCGCCGAGGTCGACGTGGATGTGCGGATGGCGAATGTCGACGCGAGCACCTTCAAGGCCACCTGCGAGACGACCGAGGGCGTCGAGGCGGTGGTGCGGCTGGGCACGGTCGGCTCGGTCACCTGCGCGGCGGACCCCGACGAGCTCGACTTCGACGCGCAGCGCGCGATCGAAGAGGGCTTCGCCCACGCCGACGAGAAGGCCTGGGAGCGCGCCTGCGAGGCCGCCTGGTCCGCCGCCTGATCCCGCCGTCCCCTCCCGCGCAGCCCCGCACCCCTCCAGGGGCCGGGGCTCGAGGCGGTGGAAGGATACCCGCCATGCCCCGTCCCACCCCCAGCCTCGCCTCGAGCATCGCCGCCCTCTCCCACGCTGCCTCCGCCGGCTGCCCCCCGTGGGTGTCCCCCGACGCCTGGACAGCGCTCGCGGTCGCCGTCGCGCTCCTCACCCGCGACGCGCAGCACCGCGCCCACGCGGGCACACGCGACGAGGCCGCCGCCGCGCTGGGCGTGCGCCGCAGCACGCTGGCCGCATGGGTGCGGGGCGGGTGGCTGTCGGGGGGATCGGGGCGCGGGTAGCGTCAGCCCGCGCGGAAGCTCCGCAGCACGACGCCCGGTGGCACGTCGGGCGCAGCGACGCCGAGGAGGGTGCAGGTGGTCGCGGCGACGTCCTGCCACGCGCACGGCGACTCGGCGCGCCCGTCGTGGGCGCACTCGTCGCCGCAGCCGGGACCGTCGCCGTAGCCGAGGGATGCGGCGCGAGGGGTCGCACGGGCGGCGCTCTCGTCGGGCGCGGCGACGACGAAGCCCGCGGCCTCGTCGTAGCCCGTGTGGCCGATGCGCGCGAGGCGGTAGAGCCTCACCGCCCGCACCTCCCCCGCGCCGGGGCGCAGGTGGTCGTGTCGCGCCCGTCGAGGTGGCGCAGCAGCGCGAAGCCCGCGCCGTAGACGCACCACAGCCCCGCGCACTCCCACATATCCCAGCGGTGCAGCGACGGGCACAGCGCCACGGGCTCCGGCGCAGCGCAGCGCACGGGGGCGAGGGGCCACGAGGGGGCGGTCATGGCCACCGCTCCCCGCACCGGGGCACCGGTCCGCTCCGGTGGTCCCCATCCCCTCGGCGCCAGCCGCGCGCGGTCCGCACGATGCCGCAGTCCTCGCACCGGTCGCCAATCTCGCGCTCCCGCGCGGGTCGGCTGGTGTTGATGATCGGTCGCCAGCGGTGCTTGTTCTTCGGCATGAGCGGCGGCGCCGCGGGTCCGTAGCCCATCACCGCCCCTCCCCCGCGTCGAGCGCCGTGGGCCACGGGCAGGGGCGGTCCTCGCGGTCGATCGCCCACCATCGCTGATGCGTGGTAACGCTCGACCGAGTGCGGGCCGCGGCGACGCGGGCACGCTGGGCACTCACGCGCTCGACGTCGTAGGACGCGTCCTGGAGTAGCCACGCCCCGCCCGCAGCAGCGTGTGCCGCGATCTCCGCGTCCGTCGGGGCGCGCGTCCGCCCCTCGACGATCGCCCGCAGCCGCACGTTGTCCGCGCGCAGGGCGTCGCTCAGCCCCCGCAGCGTGTCGCGCTCCATCGTCGCCAGCGCGGCCTCGCGCCGCAGCCCCTCCGCCGCCGCGACGACGCGCTCCGGGTCGACAGCGCAGCCGGTGCCGCCGGGGATGAGCCGCGAGCCGAGGGCGCGCACCGCATCGACGCACGGCGCGGCCATCGTCGCCTGTGCGCGCCAGTAGTCGCGGTCGGCCTCGGTGGCGTCGGCGCGGGTGCGCTCCGCGATGGCGTCGGCCAGTACCGCGTCGAGGTCGCAGATGTGCACAGGGAGCATCGAGCTGTCGACATGGACCGCCCGGTGCCACGCCGCGGCGATCTGCCGCAGCCGGTCGATGGCGGCGCTCACGAGCACCCCGCGAGGGCCGTCCACAGGGCCGAGTGCAGCCCGTTCACGCGGGCGCGCTCCACGTCCCGACGCGCGACGTAGGCCGTGACGTCCTCGCCGGGGAGGTACGCGCCGATGCCCTCACGCCACGACGCCTCCGCCGCGAGGTACTCCCGCACCAGGCGCGCGGGGACCGTGGCGGGCGGGGGCGCGGCTGCGAGGAGGGCGTCGACCGCCCGCGCCGCATCGTCCTCGCGCTCCGCCACCGCGAACGCCACGTCGAGGCCCGCGTCCTCGCTGCCCCTCGCGATGCACGCATCGTCCACGGCGTCGCGGTACTCCCGCACCGCCGACGCGAGCTCGGCGTGGGCGCTGCGGGCGGTGTCGCGCTCCCGCTGCGCCGTCTCCAGCGCGGCGGCGAGGGTGAGCACGTCGCGGGCGAGGTCGTGCACCATCGACGTGTCCATGAGCGTCCCGCCGTGAGGGCCGGGAGCGAGGGAGAGCAGCTCCCGCACGCGGTCGAGGGGGATCACTCGCGGCCTCCCGTGGGCGCGGCGATGGCGTCGGCGCACTCGGTCGCGCCCTCCGCGCGGATCAGCGCGAGCCCCGTGTCGACCTTCGCCGTGACCGACGCGCGCTCCCACCCGTCGGCCACGGCGCGACACACCGCCACCGCGCGCTCCCGCTCCCCCGCCACCGCAGCCGCCACGTCGGCGGCGTGCTGCGCGGCGAGGGTGCGGAGGGCGTCGGCGAGGGCGAGGACGTCGCGGGCGAGGTCGGGGGCTGCGTCACGGGCGAGGCTATGGCCGTCGAGCAGCGCCCGCGCCCGGCGCTCTGCGGCGTCGGGGGTCACGAGCGCACCGCCCGCGCGTCGATCGCCTCGGCGCAGGCGTCGGCCGTCTCGCTCACGGGGTCATCGTCGGCCGCGTCGCTCGCGACGTCCCGGCACGCGGCCGCGCACCGCGCCCGCTCCGCAGCCACCGCCGACGCCACCCGCGCGTCGCTGTCGGCGAGGGCGGCGGCGAGGCGGCGGACCTCCACGCGCAGGTGGTCCATCACGTCGCAGCCGTGCGCCATGAGCCACTCGACGCCCTCGTTCTCGGGGTCGAGGATCGCGTCAGCCATCACGAGCGCGTCGCCGGTGGACTGGACGCCGCGCGCCTCGAGGGCGTCGTCGGGGGCGGTCACGCGCGCCTCGCGAGCGCGTCACCCGTCGCGACGATGGTGTCCGTCCAATCGATCGCGGGCAGCCCCGTGCCGCCGTCGATCACGGCCACCGCGTGCTCGCGCGCGACCGTGAGCCCGTGGAGCACGCCGTCCCGGTGCGCCCGCTGGACGCGCTCCTCGGCCGCGACCACCGCTGCGAGCGCCCGCTTCACGGACGCCAGTGCCGCGGCGTTGCCCTCGCGCGTCGGGCCGTCCATCCCGCGGCAGACCTCGAGCGAGTACATCGCGCCCTCGAACTCGCGCGGCGCGTCGCGGATCACCAGCGCGAGCTCGTCACCCTGGGGCACCGCGAGGCGGCGGGTGCCGACCACCCTCTCCACACTCAGCGTCCCCGGCGTCATCCCTGCCAACAGCCCCCGCGCCTCGTCCGCCGTCATCCGATCGTCAGCCATCGCTCACCTCCGCCGCCCCGTCGTGGGGCTACTGGCTGTATCTGCTACCACATTGGGAGCCGACTGCTATACAAAAGCACTATGGCACCTCCCCGAAAGCCCAAGCGTTCGCTCCGCACCCGTGCGAAAACCGCCCGCGTGCCCCGCCGCAAGATCCCCGACCGTACGCAGGTACAGGTGCGCGTCCCTCGCGAGCGGCTCGCCGCGCTCGACGCTGCGGTGGAGGCGCGCACGAAGCTGGACCCGAGCTTCACCCGCACGGACGCGACGCTGGAAGCGTGGGCGCTGTGGGTCGCAGCCGAGTCCGCGAAGGGCGGCGACCGATGAGCGCCCCCTACCGCACCTCCGAGGCCTCCCTCCGCGCCGAGGTCGAGCGCCTCACGCGGGAGCTGGCGACGATGCGCGGGCGGCGGGCGACGCGGTGGCGCGTGCGCTCCCCGGGCTACGGCGCCCTCGTCGGGAGCGTCGGCGGCATCGCGCTCGCGGTCGCCAGCGGCCACACGCTGCCGTCGGCCGCGGTGGCGCTCGCGGCCTGCGGGGCGGTATGGGCGCTGTGCTTCGTGCGCCGGGTGCCGGTGGACGGGAGTGGGCAGTGAGCCGCGACGAGAGCGAGATCCTCGCGGCCAACCGCTTCCACACATGGCGCCTCGGGTGGCGCGATGGGGCGATGCGTCGCGCGATGAACCCGAGCGCGGCCAATCACTCCGACCCGGTGCTCGCGGCTGCCTACCGCGAGGGCTACAGCGAGGGCACCGTGGCTGCGAACACGGCGAACGCCGCGGCGTGCGAGCGGTACGGACACACGCCGTCGGTGCTGCGCGTGGCAGGCGGTGCCCCGTGACGCCCCCCGTCCCCTGCGCCCGCCGCTGCGGGGCCGTGGCCGACGATGCGCGGGAGCGTGGGCGGTGAGGTGCGCCCTCTGCTGGGACTCCGGCCGCGTCATCACGCACCGCGGCCCCTCGCAGCCGTGCCCCCGCTGCGAGCCCGAGGAGTGCGCCGCGGGCGTGCCGTGCTGTCGCCTGTGCGGCGGGACGATGTTCACCATCCCGGGCCAGCGCTCCAATCTCGGCTGGCTCTGCCAGCGGTGCAGCCCGCGCGATCGGCGACCGCACGCGGAGCTTCTCGCGAGCGCGGTGCGGCTCGATCCGATCGACTGGACGCGACCCGTCGAGGGCTGGCTCATCTTCGGGGAGGGCGGGGCGTGATGCTCACGATCTACACCGCGCGCTACAGCTACCGCGGCCCCGACCGCGTGGACACGACGCGCTACCACAAGGGCGCGGACACATGGGGCATCGCCTTCGCCCCGCCGCGGTGGCTCCTCGACGTCGCGAAGGGCTACGCCGGGGCGCTCGACCGTCTGCCGCGAGGCGTCGAGCCGCCGCCCGCCGACGAGGCGGGGCAGTGGGCGTGGTATGCGCGGCACTACCGGGCGGCGATGCTCACAGGCTACGGCACGCGCGCTGTCCCGGGACCGCACCGCGCCGCGTGGGAGCGTCTGCTGTCGATGGAGAGCGCGACGGCGGTGTGCTTCTGCGCGTCGCCCGAGGCGTGCCACCGGGGGCTACTCGCGGGGTACGTCGCGCGCCTCGGGGCGGTGTATGGAGGGGAGCGGAAGGCGTAGGGGGAGCGTCGCCCGCGGTCGCGGGGACGTGGTGCGCGAGGTCCGCGGTGATGCGGATGCGCGGGGAGGCGGGAGAGCACCGGGGCAGTGCGGCCCCGGCCCCGGCGTATGCGTCAGGCTGGCGGCTCGCACGGCGGCAACGGCCCATCGCCCGCCGTCCCCGTGGCCTCGCGCCAGCGGCCATCGGCGAGGCGTCGGCGGTGGCAGCGGGCGCAGGTGTGCGAGCGCGGGCCGGTGGGGAGCCAGCGGTGGGCGTCGGGGGAGAGGGGCGTCACGGCGTCCACCCCAGGCGTCGGGCGACGTGGAGCACACGCGGGGCGTAGCGCGTCGGGTCCGTCGAGGCGCACCCGCGGCCGGTGCGGTAGTAGGCCAGCGCCCGCAGCCAGGTGCCGCACTCCGCCCTGCGACGGCGCAGGGAGTAGGCTGCACGGTCGGCAGAGAGCGCGTCCGAGCGGATGTAGCGGTGACCGATGCGGACGCCGCAGAGCGAGGCGTAGCGGGGCGCCGTGCCGACCCTGCTCTCGAGGAAGCACACGGCGGCGAGCACGCGGGGCGGGACGTGATGCGTGGCCGCCGCCCGGGTGATGGCATCGGCCGCGTCGAGCCGCAGGAGCGACGACGACGCGGGGAAGGCGAGCGCGAGGAGCGCGACGAGGGCAGCGGCGTTCACACGGCCCCGCTGGGGATGCGCGATGCGTCGTCGAAGTGCATCAGGTCCGAGGAAGATGCCGCACCGAAGTCGCAGCCACCCCATCGCATCCCGCCCACGTCGCAGAGCGCGACGACGACGCCACGGCGCAGGTCCATCAGCCCCTTGGCGGGGTTGCGCGTCAGCCTCGGGCGGGCGACGGGCTGCCCCACGACGAGCGGCACCCGCAGCGCCTGGTAGTCGGCCATCACCTGCGCGGGGATCACCACGCCCGGGAGCGTGTCTGCCTCGCCCGCGTCGAGGTCGTCGACCGCGGGGAAGTACGGCGCGAGGTACGCCCGCACCGCCTCGGAGACGACGTGCCAGCGGTCCCACACGCTCGCGGTGCTCTCGCCCTCGCGGCGGGCGCTGAGGTCGCAGAGCACCCCAGCGGCGGCGCACGCGCGACCACACGCGGCGATGAACGCGCGGCGCACGCCAGGGAGCTTCGCGCCGGCCGACTCGCCCCCGTAGACCAGCCCGCGGGCGGTGTGCGTGGCGCAGACCGCGTACCCGTTGCGCGAGTAGTTGATGTCGATCGCGCGCCCCTTGCCGTGGTAGCCCGCGCCCTCGCGGTACCCCCCGACGCCGCGCACGCCATGCCACTCCGCGAACGTCTGCGTGGGCGCGCCACCAGGAAGCGCGACCTGCGCCCGCTGCCACTCCGCATGGAGCGCGGCCTCGACGCGGGCGAGGATCGCGGCGAGCTTCGGGGCGACGCGACACGAGCGGCCGAGGAAGCGCACGCTCACCAGCGACGCCTCGACAGCCGCGATGGCGGCGGGTGTCACAGTACCCATCCCTCAGCCGCGAGCTCGGCCCGCAGCTCGGCCACGACCCCGCCGTGATCGCCGGTCGCGCGGATCGTCTCCGCGGCCGACGCCACGATGCCGCGAGCGAGAGCCCGCGCGTCATCGTCGAGCCCGTAGCTCTCCAGCGACGCGAGCGCCTGACGCGCGGCATCGTCCACGTCAGCCCCGGTGGCGACGCGGACGGCCATGCCGTTGCCGTAGCAGGGCGCTTCCCCGCCCGCGCGCACCTCGGGAGCGAGGAGATACGCCCCGCAGTAGATCAGGCCGCCGCGAGCGATCGACCCGCAGTGGCCTTCCTCATGCCACCACGTCGCGAGAGCACCCTCCCCCGTCGCGAGCGCGGCGGGCGAGAGACAGACGGAGGTGCGCCCCGCAGCCTGCGCCAGCGCCGAGAGCGCGCCGCCGACGTAGGGGATCGCGGCGAGGAGCACAGCGGCGGGGCCGGGGACGCCGGGGAGGGTGACGGTGACGCCCTCCGCGACGTGGGCGCGCGTGACGCCGGTGCCCTGGACGCTGTGCCCGAGGGCCACGAGGGAGACGATCGCATCGCGGCGAGGGTCGCCGGGGAGGATGAGATCGACGCCCGCAGCCGCAGCGCGGCGGCGGATGATGCGGAGGGCGAGGTCGACAGGGATGGCGCTCACAGTCCACCTCCATCAGCCGCGAGGGCGCAGTGGGCCACTCCGCCATCGCTGACGACGCACACGCCGGGGGCGCAGGAGCGCGGCTCTCCCGAGGCGCTACGGGGCAGCGCGGGCCATTCCCTTCCGGTGGCGCTGCACACGACGGGAGCGAGCCCGTCGCACCGCTGGACCCCGGGGCGGCAGTCGACGGGATCGGGCACACCGGGGGCGGCGCGCATCGCGACTTCGCGCACGACGGGGCACCCCACACACAGCGCGCCTGCGAGGATCGCGGCGACGAGGCAGGTGAGCAGCCCGGGGAGATCCACGCTCCCGCGCTGCCCGTCGCCCTTCGCGGGGTCGACGGTCACCGCCCCCAGGGCCACGCGCTGCGCGTCGAAGGCCACGCCGTCGGCGGGCGTCGGGTGCGCGACGGGGCGCGTCTCACTGACGACGAGGGCGCCGGTCTTCTCCGCGGGGAGCGCGATGCCGAGCGGAGGCAGCGAGGAGCGCGCGGAGGCGTAGTCGCGCCACGCGACCACCAGCTTGCGGAGGTGCGGCGAGACGGTGCGGAGGGCGCGGATCGCGAGCGCGCGTCCGGGGTGGGCCTTGGCGTAGGCCTCCCAATGCTCGGGCGTGTCCCACCACAGCCACCACGAGAGCGCTGCGCCGACGATGGGCCAGACGACGAGGGCGAGGATCAGCGGCGCGTAGGGGCGCGCGAGGTCGAGAGCGTGCTGCATGAGGGACTCCGGGGAGGTGAGAGATCAGCCGCTGAGCGCGGCGGTGAGGTGGTCGACGATCCGCGCGCGGTCGATGGGCTTCCGCATCGCGACCGCGTGGCATCGCTCGGCGGCTGCGTCGAGCGCGTCGGCCTCGGCCACGCCGGACATCAGCACGTCGCCCTTGCGCCCGATGGCCGCGAGGACGTCGTCGCCGAGCTCGTCGGGGAGTATGAGGTCGCAGAGCACGGCGCCGCAGTGGTGCCGCGCCATGAGCCCGCGCGCCTCAGCGCCGCTACGCGCCTCGTACACCGGCAGCCCGAGCGCCTCGCGGAGCATCTCGGCGAGGAGATGACGGCAGCCTTCGTGATCGTCGACCACGAGCACGGAGCGGGAGCGCGGGGCGGTGACGGGCGCGGGGCACGGCGTCAGGCGTCGCGCGATGGCCTCGCCGCGGACGCGTAGCAGCGGGTCGAGCAGCCGCAGGGTGACGCCCACGAAGAGCGCCGAGGAGAAGCCCACGAGGGCCGGGGGCCAGCCGTCGAAGAGATGCGCTAGGCCTGCGCCGGTCGCCAGCTCCGCGAGGAGCAGCGTCCAGCCCGAGGGCGCGTGGTCGCTCACCTCACTGCCCCCTGTAGAGGCCTGCGCCCCGGCGGTAGACGTCCTGCCACCAGGAGAGCGGCTGGACGGCCTCGTAGGCGCGGGCGCTCGCGATCTGCCCCGCGTAGTACTCGCTCGCGCTCCCGGGCAGGTCGCCCACGACCCAGCGCGAGGTGGTGCCGAGGTCGAGTGCGGCGGCGCCCGTCGTGGCCGACGAGGTCGCGACGAGCTCCCCGTTGACGTAGAAGCGCACCTTCTTGTCGCCCGCGCCGTCGTAGGTCCAGCCGACGTGCTGCCAGTCGTAGGTCACCGCGACGTGCGACGTGCTCCCGCTCTTGACATCCTGATACGCGCCCGCCTTGATCAGCAGGGCGCGGACCTCGCCGGCGTAGGTGGCGAGGCCGGTGTAATAGGGATTGACGTTCGCGCTGTTGTACTGACAGACGAGGATGCTGCGGAGGGCGTTGCCCGCGGCGGGCTTGATCCACGCCGCCAGCGTCAGCGCGGTGGGCGCGTTGCTGATCCCGAGGCCGACGCCCGCGACCGCGCTCGGGCTGGCGGCGTAGATCCCCGCGGCGCCCGTGAAGCGCGGGCAGGTGCGCCCGTCGTAGCCGATGCTCTCCCGTAGGAGCGCGCCGGTCACCGTGAGGGCGATGGCCTGCGATCCGCTGGACGCGTAGGTAGAGCTGGTCTCGTCGAGGCGCCAGAGCAGCGGGGGCGCGTCGTCGGCGTACTCGCGGCTGGAGTGGATGAGCTTCCACGCCGTGCCGTCGCTGACGTAGACGTCGCCAGTGCCCGCGCCGCTGGTGACCTCGTAGACGCCGCCGCTGTACGTGGCCGCGGAGCCGATCGCGGCGTAGGTGCCGGTGCGGGCTGCGGTGGCAGCGGGCGCTTCGTGCACATGGTCGGCGCGCGAGGCCGACGTCGAGACGCCCGCCGCCGCCGTGCCGAGCGCCGCGGGGGTGGCGTCGGAGAGGGCGGTGCCGCCGCCTCCCGGCACGACGAGCGCCCCTCCCCCGTTCGGGTCGAGCCCGCTCACGCCTCACCACCCATCGCGAGCACCGTCACCGCGCCGCGGTTGGTGGTGTCCACGTCCGTCATGCGGACGCGCATCCAATGGGCGCCGCGCACGTCCCACATCGGCGTGCCGCGCGTGGTGGTGCCCGTCGCCGTCGGCTTCGCGGCGAAGGCTTCGGGGTAGCCATCGATGACGCCCGCGGTGAAGCTGGAGCCGTCGAGGAGGTAGATGGGCGTCCAGTTGGCGACCGCAGCCGCGGCGGTGTCGGGCGAGTCCATCGACACGTCCACCGCGAAGATCGGCGCGCCGGTCGCGCTCGATGCGTGGCGCGCGTACTGGCACACGAGCCGCGCGTACTGGAGCGACCCGAGCTTGATCGCCCCCGACGTGCCGTTGGCGGCGTCCGTGGAGACGGTCCCGACGACGGTCGCGAGGGCCGCAGGGAGGGAGAGCGACGCGGCGCGCAGGCCGATCGTGGGGATCTTGGGCATGGGTGGACTCCAGAGCGGGAGAGGTCAGCGGGCGCGATCAGCCCTGGGGTCAGGCCGGGTTGATGACGACGAAGCCGATCTTCGTGAGCGCGGTGGCGGTGGCGTTGCCGGTGATGACGAACGACCCGGAGCCCGGCACGACGCTCAGGATCTGCGTGAAGGTGGCGTCCACGAACTGGAGCGTCGCGATCACGATGCTGGTCGCGCTGACGAGGCTGTTGGTGACGGTGCAGGTCGACGCGCCGATCGCGACGCTCACCTGCCCCGAAGCCTTGTTGATCGTCGGGTCGGCCGTGGTGGTCGCCGTCGCCGAGACGCAGAGCGCGCCGTCGAAGCGCACCGCGCCGCCGCACCACAGCGCGTAGCTGTTGGTGATGGTGGCGTTGGCGCCCGCGGCCGGCGCGCCCGTGATGTAGACGGTCGCCGCGTTGGTGATGGTGCTCGCGCCCGCGAAGGCGTAGCTCGGCGCCGCGATGCGAATCTCGCGCTGGTTGGTGATCGCGCCAGTTGCCCAGGTGCGCGTCGCCCCGACGCTCAGCATGATGCTGGGCGACTCGGTCGACGCGGTGATGGCGAGGTCCGCCGCGTTGGCCACCGTGAGCGCCTGCGAGGGCGTGCCAGAGGTCGACGCCGGGTGCGTGACGGTGAGGTTGCCGGTGATGCCGACGTTGCCGACGTGGGTCTGCGCGCCGGTGACCGCGAGGGCGCCGGTGATGGTCTGATCGCCGACGAAGGTGTTGTTGCCCTCAACGGTGGCGGCGGTGGCGAAGCTGGCGGGGTTGCTCATGGCGATCGTGTGCTTTCTTGCGAGCCGAGCGGCGTCGCGATGCGGGGTGGTGCGTGCGGGGAGGAGAGTCGGAGGGCTACGGGCGCTTGCCGGTCTTGGCGGTGCCGCGAACGAGGAGCATCGGAACGACGATGTTGCTCCCGGTTCCGTTGTAGATGGACAGAACGCCGGTCGTAGGGACTGCGTAGAGCCAGACGTTCGTGGTGAGTTGAAGCGCCCACGACGTCGTTGACGCAGGCACCGGCGGGACGCCTGCGGCCACCGCAGCAGACGCCGCGCCGAGAGCGCCGGTGCCGGTGAACCCGACGCGCGCGATCGGGGCCACGTCAAAAAGGTAGTCGTCGACGTTGCCTGGCGAGACGCCAGACGTCAGCTCCGCGTACTGCACGAACAGGACGCGGTCGCGCCAATCCGTTGTCGTATCCACCTGAGCGAGGTTGCCCGCGAGCACGACGTTCGACCCGCCCCCCATCACCCAGACGAGCTCACTGAGCCCATTGGGCATGACCGTCCCCGTGATGAGCTGGTTGGTGGTGTCCGCTGGGCGCGCTCCAACGGCACGCGTGCAGAGGTCGTTGAGTTCCGTGTCGAGGATCTGCTGGTTGCTGACGTAGGTCTGGGGGACAGGTTCCATTAGAGCAGCACCGTGTTGTTCGTGAGGGACGCTGCGTTGTTGCAGCGGAAGCCAGCCGTGAGGGACTGGTCCGTGTACTGCGCCACCGTGTGCGCGGGCTTCATCACGTCGACGATCGCGCGCAGCGGCGCGAGGGCCGCCGCATCGCTCACGTCGGGGATCACCTTCAGCGTGAAGGCGAACACCCGCGGTGGGTTGGCTGTCGAGGCGAGGGCGACCGTCTCGCGCATAGGCGGGGCGATGTCGCTGTTGAGCGGCGTCAGGGCGCTGATGATGGAGTCAGGCGAGCCGGAGAAGCGCGTGCGCCATCGGGCGAGGAGCGCGGCGCGGCGCTCCGTCGTTGTGAGGCGGCCCGAGCTCACAGGGAGCCCGAGCATCGTCTCCCACTCGCTCAAGAGATAGAGCGCGGTGTCGGGGAAGGCCTCGTTGAGCGAGGCTGCGTTGGTGTCGCGGGCGTCGCTGATCCCTCGCCCGAGGTTGATCGCGTCGGCTGCGTTCAGCGAGCCATCGGCCGCGGGGTACGCTGGTCCGAGCAGGCGCAGGAGCTGGCGCGCAAGGTCGCCGATCGCGCCCTCTTTCGTCGGGAGCGGCTGGATGATGTTGGGCATGGGTCCGGGGGCGCGGAGGGCGCAGGAATGCCGTCGCTAGAGAGGGTGGATGTCCGAATGGTGGGAGCGCAAGGGCGACCGTTGACCGCCCCTCCCCCGGCGGCGCTACCCTGCGGGGATGCGCTACGCCCTCGCCCTGCTCTTCGCCCTCACCGCCTGCGCCGCGGAGCCCGTGCTCCTGCCCGACGCCTCGACGCCCGACGCTGGCCCCTGTGGGGGCGCCTGCGGAGCCGGGACGGTGTGCGTGGGCGGTGCGTGCGTGGTGGTCGATGCGGGCGCTCCCGACGCCGTGGCGGCGGACAGCGGAGCGGTGATCGACGTGGGCGAAGACAGGCCCGCGGTGGATGCCGGGGCGCTCGACGCGGTGACGGTGGACGCTGGTGGGATGGATGCGGCCGACGGTGGGACCGACACGCCCGACGTGGTCGATGTCCAGTGGCCCGCGCTCCCTGATGGCTCCTACGCCTGGGACGTGGCCGCGTGCGAGCGGTGCAGGGTGGCGCATGGGGAGTGCACCTGCACCAACGGCCGGGCGGTCTACACCTGCCTCACGGAGTACGCGGAGTGCGATGGCGACTTCCGCACCGGCTGCGAGGCGCACCTCCCCGAAGACAGGGCGAACTGTGGGCGCTGCGGCAACGTCTGCATCAGCGGCCTGGTGTGCAGGAACGGCCGGTGCCAGTGACTACGGCGTCACGAGCAACGACCCCAGGGTGACGACGGTCTTGGCCGCTGGCGTCACGTCGGCCGCTGGCGTCGTCACCGTGCAGGAGAGGACGCCGGTCGCCACCGCAGGCGACTGCGCGCCGTTGATGACGTCGGCCGCGAGGCCCGTCCGGTAGAGCGTCGCGCGGGCCTCGACGTCCTCGGCGGGCCACCGGCTCGCGGGTGTGGTGTCCCCCGGCCCGAGGCCGTCGAAGTGGCTGAAGACGTCGTCTCGGATCGTCTCCCAGTTCGCGGGGCACGGATAGATCGAGCCCGTGGGGAATCCGACCTCCTGCCCCGTGGCCTGCGTAAACGTGGTGTCGCCCGCCGCGAAGTTCGCGTTGCCGAGCGTCACGGCGCGGTAGCCGCCGCGCTCCGTGGGCGTCGCGGGGAGTACGAGGGCCCGCTTCCCTGCGAGGGCGGTGTAGTCGCCCGTGACCTTGATGGTGGTGTCCGTGCTGAGGATGATCGCGATGGCGCCCACCCAGGGGAAGGCGTTGGTCGCGGTCATCGTGCAGGAGAGCACCACGTTCTGCGCCGATACGCTGATCGCCTCGACGGCCGCGTTGTCGGCCACCATCGTCACAGGGCGGAGCATCGTGCCGTCGTCGGTCGCGACGCCTGCGACGGTGCGGTCGCCCTCGATGTAGTCGCGAATGCGAGTGAGCGCCGCGCCCGCCGTGCGCGTCGAGGCGTCGTCAGTCGGCACCACGCGGGTGTTCGTGAGGGCGTCCCCCTGCGCGGGGCCGACTGCCACGACGGTCACGCATCCTGGCGTGTCGGGCGTACCTGCGCCCGGGTACGACGCGGGAGGCGCGAGGAGCGGGTAGACGTAGGCTCTCGTGATGGTGGTGCCGGTGTAGCCCTCGACCCAGTCCTGCCAGTCGGCGCGGTTGCCGCTCGCGGGGCGCTCCTGACGTCGGGCGATGATGCGCTGCGCCCACGCGGAGTAGCTCTCCTGATCGGTCCCTGTGGTCGCCACGGAGGCGACGGTGCCCGTAGCGTCGAGCCCGGTGGGCGCGCTGACGAAGGTGAGCACGTCGGCCACGGCGCGGGTCGGGGCGGCGCCGATGTCCGCCGCGGTGACGGTGATGGTGCCGGTGCCCGCGGCGATCGTCGCCGAGACGGAGTCGACCGTGTACAGTGTGCCGTCGCTGTAGGCCATGCGGTACGTCACGCCCACCGGGAACGTGTACGTGGCATCGACGCCTGCGGTGACCGTGACGGTGTGCCGCGACCTCACGCCGGCGCGGCGGGCGACACCGTCCACGCTGCCGTGGCGCGCGATGGCCTCGTCGCTGGCCTGGTCGGGGAGTATGTCCCTCGACACGCTCTCCGCCTGCGCCTCCAGGCCCTCCAGCATCACCGCGAGCGCCGAGGCCCACAGGTACGCGTCGGAGCCGGGGGCGGTCAGCAGCCGCTCCCCCGCGGCGGTGTACTCCTGCGACCAGAAGGAAAGCAGGGAGTCGCGGATGGTGGCGCGCGATCGTCCGGTGTAGCTCATGTGTCCTGTCAGGCGCCGCGGGTGAGCGTGCCGGTGGTCTGTCGGGTGGAGAGCAGCACGTCGTAGAACTCGACGGCGTAGGAGAGCGTCCCGCGCGCGGCGGACACCTTCGCGCTCACCTTGAGGTCGCGAATGGTCCCGGCCCTCACGAGGAAGTCGAGGCCCGCTTTGATCGCCGTCTCCGCGTCGGCCTGCGCCGAGGTGCGGAGCTTGTCGAGTCGCGCCCAATCGACACCCAGGGAGGGCATCGCGGGCGAGCTCCCGAGCTGCGTGCGGAGAGCGATCAGCACCTGCTCAAGCGCCGGGGAGGTGGCGCGCGTCCAGTTCCCACGAAGGACGAGCGTAGGCGCGCCAGCGGAGCCGAGCGCCCTGGTGATTGCATAGCTCATATGGCGCCCCCGGAAAGCACTACGGGAGCAGCGGGGATGCCCGCCCCGAAGGCGTCGATGCCCGCGGTGACGGTCACTGAGGAGTTCGTCTGGATCTCGCCCACGACGCCCACCGCGATCCCGTAGGCGAGCGCCTTGATGCTGTTCTCCTGCGCGGCCGTCAGCGTGCCGGAGAAGCCGGTGTTCACGCCGCCGACGATGGCGAGGTAGATCCTTTGTGCCATGCCACTTGTGCAGGCCGTATCCCCGACTTGAAGCGCCATGGTGTCAGCCCTTGAAGCGCGGGGAGCCCGCTGCGGTGGAGATGGTGTCCGTCGCGCTGGTGATGGTCCCGGCCACGGGGTAAGGCCCGGCCGTCAGCGCGAAGGCGTGCGTGTGCCCGGTGGTGACGTCGCCCACCACAGCAACCTTCTTCGTCCCGGCGTTGACCACCACGTCGCCCGTGCCGTGCGCCGAGATGTTGATCGCGCCGTTGTTGGCGCTGGTGATGTCGATCGCCCCCGAGGCGCGGATGTGCACCACGGTCCCGGCGTTGGTGCCGTTGACGCCGTGGAGCTTCGTCTCCCCTGCGGCCAACGTCTGCACCGTGGCACCCTTGTCGATCAGGAAGAGCGCGATGAGCTCATCGCCCCGACGCACCGCGAGGGCCTCCGTCGTGGCCGTGAGCGCGGGCGACGCCATGAGGCCCGCGGGCTGCGCGACCTCGACGCTGTCGAAGCGCTCGGCCGTGGCGTCCGCGCCCTCGCTCCCAACGCCCGCGCACTGCGCCGTGAGGACGCGGCGCGTGGTCGACGTGGTGAGCGAGAGCACCTTGAAGGCGTCGATGGGGTCTTCGTCCACGGTCACTCCTGGGGGATCACGGAGATGGAGTCCTTCGGCACAAGCACCATCGTCGTCGTCGTGCCGGTCTGTCGCCCGCCCTCGAAGGTGACGCTGGTGATGAGCATCGACTCATCGAGCGGAGCGCCGGTCGGAGAGGTGCACAGGTCGTCACGCACGCGCGCCATCGTGTTCAGCGCGTATAGGCGATCGACACCGGCGACGGTCTGCCCGTGGCCCTGGACGGTGAGCTCGTAGCGGCGAAAGCTGGCCATCGCCTCCGCGATGACGCGCTCCCCCTCCTTCGCGCTCGCGGCGAGGGTGCGAGAGCGGGCGCTCTTGATGTGGCGCACCTGCGCGGGCATCGGCGACGCGAGGAAGCCGCGGTTGACCGCAGCCGTCTCGACCCCGACGTTGAACGTCTGCGATCGGCTGCGGTTGCTGATGAGGTCGCCACGCGTGGTGCCCGTGTAGACGTTCACCTCGGAGGGGACCTCCTTGATGCTGAACGCCTCCGCGCCCTTGAGGATGTTGCCCGTGGCGGTGAGTCCTTCGATGCGCCGGCCGAACGTGAACACGTCGGGCGTGCTGAACGCGGGCACGTCCACCACCACCGCGATCCCCCCGTCGGCCGAGGGCGCGACCCACATGAGGAACCCGACGCGGCGGCACATCTCCTCCGCGAGCGCCCAGGCCTTCTCCCCGGCGCGCGGGTGGCTCTGGTCGATGGGCTGCGCCCGACGGCGCGCGTGCGCCCGGTGGACGCCGCGGGAGGGGCTGTGCGGCCGGGTGGTGTGCGTGGCGTGCGGACGGTGCGCGTGGCCGAGCGAGGCGCGGTTGGTGCCCGACTGCACCAGGCGCGCGGCGGCAGCATCGGTGATGAGCACTGGCACGCCCAGCGGGGCGAAGAGCGCGGAGAGCGCGTCGGAGAGCGCGAGGCCCTTCAAGCGCACGGTCGGGTCCGCGTCCCACGTCATCGCCATGCCGCCGAGGTCCCGGCCGCTGATGACCATCGTGGCGCCGCCCTTGTCGTCGGGCGCTGCGGTGCGGAGCGTCTCGATGCGCCCGGTGACCTGCGCGGCGCCGTCGATGGAGAGCGTGACGTTCTCGCCGAGCTTCACCTCACGGCGCAGCACCTCCCACGACGCATCGCGCGCCCCGGAGACGGAGCGCCACATCGACACGGTCCACGGGTTGCCCGCGCGCATCATGTCGAGCGCGATGGTGTAGCGGTCGAAGACGTCGACATCCGTGCCCGATGAGAGCGTGACCGTCGCGGTGTGCGCTGTGGCCATGGCTCAGGGCTTCGGGAGGATCGTGAGGACGGTGCCCTCGGCGATGAAGAGCGGGTCGGGGATGCTGTTCCCTGCGCGCAGGAGCGTGGTCAGCGAGGCGTCCTGATAGACGCTCTGCGCGACCTCCCACAGCGCCATGGTGCGGGGCACGGTGTAGAGCCGCACGCGCGAGAGCGTTGGGGCGTAGCGGCTGCGGAGGTCGTAGACCGCTGCCTGGAGCGAGAGGAGTTCGAGCGTCGCCGCGTGCGCGCTCGCCGGGGCGAACATCGCCAGCGCGAGGTTGCTGGTGATGGGCGCGAGCATCAGCCGGAAGCACTCGGCGACGGCGGTGTACGGCAGCGCCGAGGCTTCCAGCGCCGCGAGCTGCGTCGCGAGGATCGTCGCGGTGGGCGTCCATCCGCTCGCGCTCACCAGCGCCATCGCGGCGTCGGCGCTCGCGGCCTTCGTGGCGACCGTCGCAGGGGTGTTCGCGGGCGTCGCGGACCAGGGCGTCGTGAGCAGCGAGGCGGAGCCGTTGTGCTCCGTGAAACTGACCTTGAGGTCGGTGCCGTTGCGGTTGTCGGGCGAGAGCTCGCCCTCCCAATCGGTGATGGCCGCCGTAAAGGTGTCGTAGCCCGGGAGCGTGAGGGCCCCGATGGGCGTGTCCTGGAACAACTGCACGAGCGATTCGCGCAGCGTGCGGAAGAGGTCGCCGTAGCGCGCGACGAGCGCCGGGGTGTTGGCGCAGGGGATGGTGAAGCTGCCCTCGTAGGGCTTCTGCCCGCACGGCTCCAGATCGGCCCCGCGGCGCAGGTAGGCCGTATGCTTCGCGAAGTCGTGGCCGCCCTTGACGGAGAGCGCGGACACCGGAAACGGGAGGTCCGCGTAGGTGGCTTCGGCGAGGGTGTCGAGGGGCTGGGTCATCGGCGGGCCTGGGGCGCGGCGGCAGAGGCCGCGTGCGCGTTGGCGTGCTGATCGGGAGCGACGGCGAGGGGAGCGCCACGAAGCGCGAGCGCCACCGCAGCGCCGATCTCCGCGGCGGTTGGGGGCGGACGGTGCTCGGCCTGCGCTCGCTCGCCCAGGATGCGGCTCTGGCGCTCGTATTCCACACCACCACGGCGCTGGGCCTGCGCCTCGTCCTGCTCCACGCCACCGTACGATCCGCCGAGGGTGAGCAACGAGCCGAGAAGCATGGGGACCCCGGCCGCAGCGCGGAGGGCGCCAGAGCCCATCGCGCCCAGCGCAGCGCCGCCGCGAGCCAGGAGTGCACGGGCGCCAGCCATCGCACCGGGTCGCAGCACCGCGGCGACGCTGCCGCCGCCCGTTGCGGCGGTGCCGAGGGTCTTGGCGATGTCGGATACGGCGCTGCCACCGGCCTGCGTGCCCGTCGCGAGCCACGGGTTGCGCATCTTCCAGTTGTTGATGCTGTCGCTGACGGAAACGAGGTCGGGGTGCAGGTCGCGCAAGGCGTTGGTGTTCGCCTCTTCGTTGCCGACGAGTTGCGCCATCGTGTCGTTAGCGAAGATGCCTGCGCCGCGAGCGACGTCCGCTTCCGTCAGGCCGACGTTGGGGTTCATCAACTCACGCACGCGCGCCGCGCCGCTGGTCCCGCCTGCATCGGTGTCGAGGAGTCCGCCGAGAAGCCGCCGCTGGTTAGCGAGCATCGAGAGCGGGTTGCCCGCGCCGCCGCCGCCAGTGATGTTCTGGAACTGTGTCGAGGTCATCCCGAGCTGCTCGAACGCCCCGACGAGGCTGAGCGCGTTCGTCATCGGGGCGCGCAGTCGGCTCTGGCCACGATGGGCCGGGTCCGCTTCGTAGAGCCGCTGCTCCAGCGCGGAGTTCGCCCCGAGGCTGTTGCGGATGTTGTTGAGGAGCTTCTCCTGCGTCACGCTCGACTGGAGCGCCGTCGAGACGTTGCGCATGGCGTTGCCCGCCTCGCGCGGGGACGCCCCCTGCGTGCCCTTCGCCACTTCGATCTCCGCCAGCGCCTGGCGGTATTCGGCGAGCCCCGCAGCCTGAACGCTTGCGGTGCTGCTGCCCGGAGCAAGGCGCGCTGATGACATCGCGGCGCCCATGCGGGCGGTGATGGCGGGCATGGCGCCGCGGGTGACGTCGCCAATCTCGACGGCGCCGCGCTGGGTCGCCCCGGCCGTGTAGAGCAGCATCTGCCGCTGCAAGGCAGGGTCGAACCCCTGCGACGCGAAGAGGCCCGCGAGCCGCGTGGTTTCCCCTACGTCGTTGCCGGTGTTGCGCGCAAGGAGCGCGGTGTTGAGGAATGAGGTCAGCGCGTCGTTGCGTGTCTGCGCGTTGCCTTGCCCGCGACTGCCCAGCACGGATTGCTCCGTCTGCGCGCCCTGGAGCGCCTGCGCCACCTCTTCGGCAGGGATGCGGTTCGCCTGCGCGAACTCCGCGATGCGGCGCATGGCGGCGGCGGTTTCCGAGCGATCGCCACCGGCCTGATAGATGGCATTCCCGACGGCGCGCTCGGGTGCGGCGCGGCGTTGGCGGGCGCTCTGGATCTGACCGTCCATGCCCGTCGCGAAGCCCGTCGCGGCGCCGCCGATGGCCGACCCGATGCGGCCGACGACGCGCCCGCCCTCGCGCTCTGCCGCGCGACGCTCGCGCGTGGCCTGCTGCTCTCGGCGCTGACGCGCGCGGACCATCGCGGCGTGTGCGCGGTCCTTCTCCTTGCTGAAGGCGACGTCGGCCGCGACGCGCTTGCGCCCCTCGATCTCTTCGGCGCGAGTCGCTGCCTTCTCGCGGCGGTCCTTCTCGCGCATCAACTGCGCGTGGATGGAGTCCTTGACCCGCGCGAACTCGCCCGCGTCGCGAGCGCGCTTGCGTTCCTCCTCCTTGGCCTTCGCGGTCGCGTCCTTCTCCTGTTTCTCCCGCGCACGGCGCAGGCGCATGGAGATCGCCTCATGCTCGCGGGTGAAGCTCTGATCGACGCTCACCCGCTCGCGCCCCCCTCGACGGGCCTGCGAGGTCATCACCGCCTGAGCCCGCTGCGTGATGCCCGGGATCTCGCCCATGGCACGGCGCAGGGCCGACACGTCGGCGTCGAGGATGAGGGTGGCGCGTCCCATGGGGGCTTTCGGTGGCGGTGCGGGCGGTCAGGCGTCGAGGCCGAACAACCGACGCATCACGGGGTCGCGGCTGGCTCGGTCGAGGGCGACGAGGGCGAGCAGTTGGAGCTCGTCAGCCTCTCGCGCTGGCACGCCAAGGAGTGCAGGGCATTTCTCAGCGTAGAGGAATCGAAGGACATGAGCCGGGAGGGTGGGATCATCCCTTTTCCCAGCGCCGAGAGCACGGCTTCCACCTCCTCCAGGCTCTTCGCCTGGCTGAGCGGGTTGCGCACTGCGAGCCAGTCGGCATACGCCTCGAAGATCTGGTTGAGCTCCGTCGCGTCGAGCAGCTCCCGCAGCGCGTCGGCGTCCTTGCAGACGGGCTCATGGGGCGGTGCGGGCTCGCAGAGGGCCGCGGCGAGGAGGTGAACCTTCGTCTCGAGCGCGAGTTCCGCGGCGCCGTCGGAGGTGCCGTAGAGGTACTCCTCGCTCATCCCGCATTTGGCCCCCGTGAGGAACCGCAGCGCGTCGGCGACGGCCTTCACGCGCACGCTCTCCGGCACCGCCCGCAGCGCGAGCGGGATGCCGTCGAGGCGGGCGCCGGTGCCGTCGAAGAGGTCGAGGATGTGGACGGCGACGCCCCGGTCCCCGAGCGCCTTCGCGAGCGGGGTGCGGGTGTCGCGCACGAAGCCGTCGAGGCCGTCGCCGCTCATCAGACGATGTTCACCAGACGACCGTTGAAGGTCATCGACTGGACGTTGGCCTTGTCGACGCCCGAGGACATCTTGCAGTCGCTGATGTCGCCCACGCAGTTGTAGGTCTTGCCCGCGAGCTTGAAGCCGAGCGGCACCTCGGTCTGCGCCACGGTGAGCGCGGGCCAGTCGATCTCGAGCCCCGCCTGGGGGATGCCGCCGGAGACGGTGACCGAGACGCCCACGGCGCCGGGGGAGTGCCCCGCGTCACCGAGCAGCAGGGTCTTGACGCGGCTGTTGCCGCTCTTGATGTCGAGCTCGACGGAGTCCGACTGAAGCACGGGCACCCCGCGCACGATCACGAAGCCAGGTCCTGAGTAGACGGCCATTGCAGTGTTCCTTTGATGTCAGTCGGTCAGGAGAGCTGGCGGACATCGCCGCCGAGAACGTGGAGGCCGGGCATCGGCTCGCAGGGGATCTCGCAGTCCACGCGCCCCGGGGTGGCCGAGGCGGTGACCGTGAGCAGGGCGAGGTTCGCCGTGACGTCCTTGATGATCGCCCGCTCCTCGTAGCCGGTGAGGATGCGGGCGATCTCCGAGCGGATCAGCGCCGGGGAGGTGACGTTCGGAGCGCGCGGCGGGAGGCCGTCGCTGCTGTCGGACGTGAGCTTGAAGCCCGCGTAGGTGGTCGCGAGCGAAGCGTTCAGCCCGTCGGCGACGTGGTCGCAGATGGTGACGTTGCTGGTGTCGAGCACCGCGTAGTTCGGCACGCCCGACGCGAGCGAGCGCGAGGTGATGCAGCGCGCGACGGTGGTGTACCCGGGGCGGTTCACGCTCGGGACCAGCGGCGTCAGGCCGTTGTTCAGCGCGCCCTCGATCTCCGTCGCGGTCGGCTGATCGGCCACGGTGTTCTGCGCGGTGACGCTGACGAGCTCGAGCCCGTCGAGGTTGGCGGCGGGGTCCGTGGCCTCTCCGACGAGGCGACCCCCCGCGGCGCTGTCCCCGATGAGGCGAGCGGCGCCGACCTGCGCGGCGACCACCCACGGCGGGATGCGGCTGTTGTAGTGCCACACGATCTGGAGGCGGCTCTTGTTGCGGCCGGTCGCGAGCGTGACGGCGGTGGCGTAGGCCGCGACCGTCGCCACGATGCCCTGCATCCGCTTCTGCGAGGTCACCAGCGCGAGACTGTCGAGGTGCGCGGTCAGCAGGTCGATGTTCGTCGCATCGGTGCATGCCGCGATGATCCGGTCGTACTTCGTGCTCGCGATGGCCGCGATGGCGTTGGCCCACGAGTCCTGCGTCGCGCCGAGGGAGAAGCAGTACTCGCCCGACACCTGCGTCCCGCCGGAGAGAATGCCCGTCGTGCCCGCGCCCGAGGACGTCGACGACGTGGTGATGGCCGTCTCCAGGCCCGCGGCGGAGATGAACGAGAACGCGCAGGTGAGCGCGTTGCCGCGAGGCCCGGTGTGCTTGGCCGTGAGGGTGAGCGCGCCCACCAGGAACTGCGCGGTGAACGGGAGCGTGTCCTCGTCGTTGATCGCCTCGGCGCAGGCCGTCGCGATCACGGTCGGCGTGTCGCCCGAGGCCACCGGCACGTCGATGACCTTCCCGCAGGCGTAGATGCGGATGGTGAATGCGGCGCTGGCGTTCGTCGCGAAGGTGTTGACCAGCGACGCGGCGGTCCCGCCACCGTCGGCCACGCCCTCGATGTAGACCGTGGCGTCGGGGTACTGCGCGAACACGGCCTGCGCCATCGCGTGCAGCTCCGAGCCGCGGCCCGCGTAGGTGCCCGCGTCGTCGGCGCTGGCGCAGAACGTCGGGGTCGCGGCGGCCATGGTGCCCGCGGCAACGGAGAGCACCGGGGAGGCGGCGGTGATGGCGGTCGCGAGGAAGTTGCCTTGCAGCAGGATGGTCTTCGGGGCGTCGCCCGACGAGGTGCCTGCGCCGCCGAGGATCACGGCGAGGTAGATGCCCGGCGTCTTGCGCGAGGCGGAGAGTCCGGTGGTCACTTGCTGATCTCCTTGGCGGCGGGCACGGGGGCGGGCGCGATGGGCTTCGGAGCGACGAGCGCGAGCTCACCGCGGCGGATGGCGCGCTGGTAGTCGGGGTGGTCGATGACCGTCTCCCCCTCGGGGAGCGCCTCGCGGGTCTTGCGATGGCGGCCGGCGTAGCGACCGGGGATGGATCGGCCGGCGTCGTCGAGGTAGGGCGCGAGGAGGTCGCCCACCGCCCGGATGTGGAGGGTGTTTCTCATGGGGTGTCCTGTGCGGTGGGAGGGAGTCAGTACGTCTCGATCAAGGAGACGAGCGGGTTCGGCGCCGTGTCGTCGGCGCCGGTGAGGTTCACGTCCGCGGCGATGGCGGTGAGGGCCTGGCCGTTGCCCGCCTGCGCCGTCGTGAGGGCGACGCTCGGGAGCGGGCGGCGGCACTCAAAGCGGACGCTGTAGACGTAGAGCGAGCCGCGCTTGATGAGCACCGGGCGGCCGTAGTCGGCGACGCGGACGCGGCGGTCGCGAAAGGCGCCGTCGAACACCAGCCCATTGCAGAGCTCGATCACTCGCTCGATCAGCGGGAGGAATCCCGGGGTCAGCGGCGAGGAGCCCTGCGCAGCTTCGTCAACAGCACGCGGCTCTTCCAAGCACACGAGCACCGTCCACGATTCCAGCCCCGCGTCTTCGACGCCCTCAACCGCATCCACCGTGCGCGTCGAGGCGCCGCCGTCGTAGCGGAGGAAGGCGCTGGGGTACTGCGCGCAGGCGTCGATGATGCCCTGCTCGTTCACCTCGCCCGCGTAGCGGCCGACGAGGGCGAAGGGGGCGTCCGCGGTCGGGGTGCCCGTGTGCTGGCCGAGCGCGAGCGCGGCGTAGAGCGCTGTGTCGATGGTCGAGAGGGTGGCGGTCATGGGTCGCGGTCAGCGGGAGGCGCGTTCGCCCGCGCGGTGCAGGGCAACGGCCATCTCGGCGTCGATGCCGGAGACGCGGCGCTCCGCGGCCTTGGCGAGGAAGCGCCGAGGGCGGATGCGCTCGGACTCGTCGGCGTTCTTCGTGCCGTCCTCGATGTACGAGGCATAGCGGGTGTCGGCGACGACCTTCACGGAGACGTGGTTTGCGGTCGTGAGCACCGCCCCGCCGACCATCGTCCGCTCCTGCAGCGTGCCGGTGCGGTTCTCGTAGTCGTGGTTGGCGCGGGCCTCGGCGGCGACCATCTCACCCGCGCGCTCCATGCCCGCGGCGAGCTCTTCGGTCAGCGCGCCCTCCAGGTCGGAGAGCCACGCGTCGACGCCCACGAAGCGCATCAGAAGTCGGAGGCGTCGCGACGACCCGCGGCGCGGCCGTAGGGGTTCGTGTACGCGCCGCTGGAGTCGGTGAGGTTGTTATTCACAGCGCGCGGGACGGGGCGCACGGCGGCGCTCCCAGGGGCTCGCGCATCTGCGTCGCGGTTCAGCTGCTTGATGAACGCGCGGGCCTGCGCGCCCTTGATCGCGTAGCCGTTCTCGGCGTCGTAGGACGAATGCCGCGAGGCGGCGACGTCGTTGCAGAGGTCGACCACGCACCCGACGATGGCCGGGTCGAGCGTGTCCGTCGTCGTGTAGACGCCATCAGGGAAGGCTGCGCGAGTCATCGCGCGGAAGTAGCTGTTGGCTTCAGCCAGGCAGAGCGTGAGGAAGGTGGTGTCCGCGGGCGCGCCCCCGCCGTTCTTGGCATACAGGCGGTTGTAAGCCTGTGTCGAGAGGCGCGCGGACACGTCCGCGATTACGGCGATGGCGGTCTGTTCGCTCATGGTGCGCGGTGCCAGTGCTCACCTTCGGTGAGCTGTGCTGCGATGGAGGCGGGGATCTCGTCGCCGGGGGCGTAGATGCGCCCCCCGTGGATGGAGGTGAGGGCGACGAGGCGGAGGGGCGCCGCCGGAGGGGCCGCAGGGGGCTCCACGGGCGGCGCAGGGGGCGGGAGGGGGTCGGCGACGGGCGGAGGGGCCACGACGGGCACCGGGGGCGGCTGCGGGGGCGCGGACGCCTCCGGCCGGTGGCCCGGGCGCCGGTCGTGGCGGGCCATCAGCTCACCACCGTGCCGTAGAGGTAGCCTGCCGAGGAGCCCGCGACGAGCTTCTCGTCGAGCGACTCGGTCACCTTCACGAACTGGCCGCCGCGCACGCCCGGGAGGGGCGCGTCGATGACCTGGGTCTCGCGCATCCCGAATTGGAACTGCTTGGCGAACACGCCGGTCTCGCGCGGCGAGGGGTCGTCGGTGACGCGGATGAGCGCGCAGGACTTGCCCCACACGTAGCCGCGGACGGAGGCAGCGCCCTCGCGGTTGGTGTTGTACTTCATGCGGCCGATGTGCACCGCGTCGAGCTCGAACACCGCCGCGACGAGGTCGGGCGTCACGCGGTCGGGCGTCGCACCGGAGACGGTGGCGGCGCGCGAGAGGATCAGCTCCTTGAGCTTCGGGTGGTTCTTCAGCTTCATCCACGCCTGCGCGCCGATTACCATGATGTTCGGCCGCTCGTCGCAGGCCTCCAGCGCGTCGTCGATCTTCTGGCACGGGTCCGAAGTGGACGTGTCCCAGCGGTCGGCGCCGGTGAGCGCGGCGTAGTTGGAGCCGTAGCTGCCCGACGCGAAGAGCAGCGCGGCGACGCGGCGCTCCTTGGCGATGTCGAGGCGCTGGGTCACGACCTTGACCGCGTGCATCTGCGGGTCGATGGGGGCGTCGGCGGACTCGATCTCCTTGTTGGAGACGAAGTCCATCAGGCCGTAGTCGACGGTCGAGAAGTTGTCGGTGCTGATCTTGTAGCGGACGCGCCCGGGCATCGCCTCGGCGCCGGTGAGGGCCGCGCTCTGCTCTTCGAACATCGTGTCAGCGTCGAACTTGAAGAACTTGTCCGACGGCTTGGTGACGCGCTGGATCGGGCACACCTTGTCCGCGATCGACTCGCGGTTCTGGATGGCGCACGCGAAGTCCGAGAGGGCGCGGTCGATGTGGATGCTCGACGGCGAGAAGCTGAGCTCCTGCATCACAGCCTGCGCGTTGGCGAGGCTCATGCCTCGCTCCTGAAGCAGCGCGAGCTGCATGGATTCGATGTCGTTCATGGGGTTCAGCCGCCCTGCTTGATGAAGGGGTTGATGACGGTGGCGACGCGGTCACCCGAGACGCCGTCTTCCAGCGCGGGGCCGAGGACGCCGACGAGGACGCCGGAGCCCGCGGACTCCGCGATCGCGGTGCCGTCGGTGCCACCGCTGGTGATGAGGTTGTTGGCGGTGATGGAGCCCGCGGCGATCACGGGGTAAACGCCGCTGATGATGACGTCGACGGTGTCGCCGACCGCGGCTGAGGAGCCGTCGGGGCGGTAGATCACGCCGAGGAGCGAGACGGTCGGCGAGGCGCCACCGGGCAGCGCGCAGGCGTTGTCCGCGGCGCCGACGATCACGACCATCCCGTCGGAGACGATGGACTCGGTGACCATCGGGATCATCTGTCCCGGGAAGCGAGAGGAGAGGCCCATGGTCAGTTACCGACCTTCTCGGCGCGCAGCTCGCGCGACGCCTGCTTGAGCGCCGACTCCAGGGTCAGCGCGGGGTTGGCGGACATGAGCGCGGTGGCGCGCTCGCGGGCCGCGTCGTTGTGGCGGGCGGCCGAGCGACCGGCGACGATGGCAGGCGCCTTCTCCCCGCCGAGGCCGGTCACGCGCGAGGTGAGCGCGAGCGAGGCGGCGGTGATCGCGGGCTTCGGGTAGGCCTTCGAGAAGGCCGCGAAGTCGTTGCGGGCGAAGCTCTCCAGCGCGGCGCGGCTCTTGGCCATCACCGGGTCGCTGCACAGTGCCTCGACGTGCTCCACGACCTCGCGGTTGTGGCGCTCCGTCTCGACGCTCTTGAGCGCCTCGTTCTCGGCCGACAGGACGGCGACCTTGGCCGCGTCGCTGTGCAGTGCGGTGATCTTCGCGGCGACGGCCTGCGCGTCGGACGCGAGCGGCAGACCCAGCGAGCGCCGGACCTCCGTGGACTCTTCTGCACGCGCGGCAACGTGCTGCGCGGCGGCCTCTTCGGTCGGAGCGGCGAAGCCGAGCCGAGCCGCGAGGGCCATCATGGTGGTGCTCATGCGGGTTTCCTTTGCGGCCCTCGAGCCGCGGGACATCGACCGGGAATCGGTCGAATCGTTGTGGCCTTCGGGCATCTCGCCCGGGGCCGAAGGGGTGGGTGCGAGCGCGGCGCGGATGGCCGCGAGCACGTCGGCTGCGCTGGTGAGCGCGGGAAGACGCATCGCGCTGCGGAGCGAAGCGATGATGTCGTCAGCGTCGATGCCGCTGGCGTCGGCGGGCGCGGCAAGGAGCGCGGCCAGCTTCGCGAGCTCGGCGGCGATAGCAGCCTCGTCAGCGAGCGCCGGGAGGCCGAAGATGCAGCGGAGCATCTCCACCACGTCGTCACGGTCGTCGAGGTCGCCGTACCAGGCGCCCGCAGCCAGGGTGCGGCTCGCGGCGATGCGCGGGAGGTCGATCAGCGCGGGGTTGTTGGTCAACGAGAACGACCAGAGGAAGGAGCCGCACTCGGCGCCGGTCTCTTCGTCAACCCCGCCTTGCACGATGGTGATGCTCCCGAAGGCGAGCTCGCCGGTGTCGACGGAAGCGCGCGTGGCCTCGTTGACCCAGCGGAAGCGGGCCTCCAGCGTCGCGCACGACACGCCGCCGCGCTGCATCGCACCAACGCGCATCTCGACGATCCACGCGTGTGCCTTGCGGCTGTCGGGGTGCGCGGTCGCGTCGGTGTCCGCGTGGTAGAGCACCACCGGGATCTCGCGGCCCCAGCGGATGAAGTTGGCGACGCACGAAGCGAAGTCGGCCGCGGTGAGCTCGACGCCGGCGCCGCGACCGCGGAGCTTCGTGGCGTAGGCCAGGACGTTCCACGGGCTCGTCGCCTGCGATGCTGCGAGGGGCATGGCGCGGCCGAGCACTCGCTTTCCAGCGGTGTGTGAGGGGGAGGTCATGGTGTCTCTCAGGCGGCTTCGTCAGCGGGCGGAGGCGGTGTCTCGCCGGGCTTCGGCGCGGGCTTCGGCGGAGCCGCGGGCTTGCCGCCCACGACCTCTTCGCCGTCCGTCGGGTCAGGGATGCTCTCGACGTCCCGCAGCCACTTCGCGGAGACGGTGAGGCCGTGCTTCATGTAGAGGTCCAGCCGCTCCGCACGCGCCTTCGCGTCCTCGGGGGGCTCGACGTTCAGCGCGAGGAAGGGGACCGGCGCGCGGTCGCCGAGGTTCATCCTCACCAGCGGCGTCAGCAGGTCGCGACGGATGACGTCGGCGAGGCCCTCAGCGTCGCTGCGGAGTAGCTGGAACATCGCGCGCAGGTGCACCTCGCCGAGCGAGCGGGCGCCCTTGTCGCCGGGGTCGCTGGTGAGCGTGCCGCCGAGGATGACCTTCGACATCTCCCCATTGCAGAGCTTCACCAGCTCCGCGTGCACGCCGCTGTCGGGGGCTGCGATGACGCTCAGGTCCGTCGTGTCGGGGATGACCGTGGTGACGGTCGAGCTCATCGCGTCGAGCGCGGCGGCGAGGATCTCGACGTCCTCGTCGTTCGCTCGCGCGTCCTTCGACGGGTCGCGCCCGGTGGCGTACTTCCCGACGCGAAGCCCGCGGCCCGACCACTCCGCGAACGCGATCCAGTCGCGGACGCTCCATCGCTTGAAGGCGCTGTACCAGACGATCGCGCGCCCAAGCCCCTCGCGCGTCGGGTACGTCCCGAAGGCGCGCGGGGTGTGCAGGATCAGCTTCCCGCGAGGGAAGGCCGCCGCGTCGTCGCAGGGGATGCCGGGGAAGCTGGCGAAGCGGGTGTCCCCGCTCTGTGCGTCGTAGAGGTAGAGGCGCCAGTCGCGCTCATTGCTCCACGCGAGCCGTCGCGCGTGGATCGGGTAGAGGTGCCGCGGGTAGAGGTAGCGCCCTTCGCGGGCATACACCGCCTCTACGCCTGCGCGGCCGTGGTAGGTGGCGCTCGCGAGCTGTTGGAGCGCGCCGCGGAAGGAGAGACCCAGCGAGCCCGCGGGCACCTCGACGGCGTCGAGCGCGTCCTGGCAGAGCCGCAGGGCCTTCGCCCCGTCGCGCTTCGACGCGGTCGCAGGGAGGCGGAGTTCGTACTCCGCGCCGCTGACCGCCTGCTCGCGCTTCGCAAGGTCGCCGTGGAGGTGCGGGTCACCCTGGCGCACCTCGTCGAGGAGGTCGGCCCACGACGCCATGCGGCCGGTGTCGGCCTCGCGCTGCACCGCCGTGATGGACTGCGGCGTGAGGCCTGCGCCCAGGCGCCGCTGGTAGCGGTCCTGCGGCGAAGCGCTGGTGACGCGGCGGGTGGTGTCGGAGGGCATCGGGGGAGGTCAGAAGCCCCAGGACGCGGGGCGGGAGCGGACAGACACCTTCGTCGCGGCGGGCGGCGGAGGCTCGTAGAGCGAGAGCAGCCAGGCGTCGCAGGCGTCGGGGCTGCGGTTGCCCGGGAGGCGCTTGCGGAGGTCGTCTTTCGATTCGACCTGAATCCGGCCGCGCGCATCGGTGCGGTACTTCGGCGCCACCATCTCCGCTTGGAGCTTGGCGTCATCGGGCACCGCGCCGCCCTCGCGGAGCCAGTCGCGGCCTGCGAAGTGCAGCTCCGCGCGCAGGTTGATGAACTCGTTGACGGAGCTCGACGCGACGGAGGTGTTGACCGCGATGGCCTTCACCGCGTCGTTGCGAGCGAGCGCATCGAACACCGACACGCCGATGCCGTTCGCATCGACGTTGACCTGCGGGCGCTCACCCGGGCGAACGATGTCCGCCGCGGCGAGGGCCTGGAGAAACTGTGTCGCCGTCTCCGGGCCGTCGCCCGGCGGGAGGCGGATCAGCGGGTAGACGTAGTGGCCGCGGCGGGGCGCGGCAACGGTCTCATCATCCCCGAAGCGGGCGACGTCGAGGCCGATGACCAGCGGGCCAGCGGGCTCCGTCTCGACGTGCCGCGCGACCGCGTCGAGTACCAGCCCGAGGCCGATGACGGCGTCGCTCGCGGTCGCCGGGAAGCGCCCGAGGACGCGCACCGCGTAGATGGGCGAGGTGCGCCAGTCCGGCCCCCAGTCGACCCGCTTCTCTTCGACCCAGGAGCGGGTTGCGAGGCCGGGGATAGGGGGCTCGACGTCGGCGGCCTCTTCGCTGCTGATGGACAGCGCGCGGTAGAGGTGCCGCTTCGTGTGGTGCGACTCGAAGAATGTGCCCGACTGCTGCGTCGGGTTGGAGGCTAGGAATATCTTGGCGCCCTGCCCACCGGCGCGGTTGCCTTCCAGGGCCTCGAAGACCTTGCCGGGTACGCCGGAGGCTTCGTCGACAAGGTAGAGCAGGTGGGCGCCCGAGGTGCCCGCGGCCTTCTCCGGGTCCTTCGTGGAGAACCCGAACATCTCGCGGCCATCGGGCCACCGGACGCCGGTGTCGGGGGAGAGCGCGGGCTCAGGGAGGTCGTAGCCTCGATCGCGCGCCCTACGCCAAAGCGCGGTCACCTCGCGCCAGAGGGTGCGGATGACCTGGCGGAAGCTCGACGATGTCATCGCGACCCGCGCGCCCGGTCGGGCTACGGGGTCGCTCGGGAACCACCACGCGAGGATCGCGAAGGAGGTCGTCTTGCCGGTCTTGTGGCCGCTGGTGACGGTCACCCGGCCGTGCGTGAGGATCGACCGGAGAAGCTCGGCTTGCTTCGGCCAGATCGTGAGGCCGAACACCTCTTGCGCGTAGACCACCGGATCGGCGAGCGCGGCGGCGGAGGGGGTCGGGCGGCTAGTGCGCTGTGCCTGCTCCGTCGCCCGCGACTCCAAGCGCTTCTGCGCCAGCGTCGCGACCCGAGAGCACTGCGAGGACACGCTCATATTCGTCGGGCGAGAGGCCCGCTTCCAGCTTGCCGAGCATCGCGTCGAGCTCCGCGTTGACGGCGCTCTCGATCGTCAGCTTGTCGCGGCGACCCCATCGGTCGGAGGCGCTGCGTTCGAGGTACCACTCCGCGGCGCGGGAATCGGTGATGGCCGCCGTGCGAACGACGCGCACCATCTTCCGCTCGGCCCATGCCTGCGCGCGTGTGACAGCGTCGCGAAAGTCGGAGTAGGGAGCCTCTCCGGTGCGACCCCGCTCCATCCACGCGAAGAACGTCGCGCGGTGGATGCCCTGCGACTGCGCCGCGATCTCCGGGTAGTTGCCAGAGCGCACGCCCTTCACGATGGCGGCCTGCACCTCGGGGGTGAGCTTCGACGGGCGCCCCATCACGCCGCCACCGGCCAGAGCACCGCCTTCGCGGCGCGCGTTGCCCCGCTGCCGATGGCGACGGGTACGGTGGTCACGCGGGGCATCGTGGGGTCGTGCTGTCGTGCGGCCCAGCGTTCGTACAGACGGTTGACGTGGCGAGGCGTATAGCCGAGCAGCTGCGCCACTTGAGCGAGTGTCAGCGGACGCAACTCGGCCACCGAAAACGAGGCTGGATGTCCGAATGGTCCCCCGTCAAGAGCCCTGCGAAAGATTCCCCCGCGTGCCTCGTCGGCGTGGCCGTAGAGCGTCGCCGGGAGGGCGCGGTCGCTGTGCCCGGGCGAGCCGCCCTCAGAGCGGCGAAACTCAAGCGAGCGCGCGAGAGCCAGACGGGCATGGCCTGCAACCTCGGTCAAGCTCATTCGACGGCGCGCGAATCCATCGGGCCATGCGCTGGTAGGTGGGTGTCGCAGGGTGTGCGCAGATTGACACGCGGCGAGAGCTATGGGGTGACCACTACGGACAGGATGCGTGTGGCCCCGTAGGCGTTGCGTGCGCGCGGTGCAGCATCGGCCACCGCGAGCCACTCCGACGGGCACGGTGGGCCATCGGACGCACGGCCGGTGGGGCCGGTGACCCTCGCGACCCATGCCCAGCGCTCGCGATACTCAACAAGGAGGATCTCGACCACGACCTCGACACACGCTCCCTTGCGGTCGAGCCCGATGGTCCACCGGGTCGCGTCAGGCTTCTGTTTGCGGGTCACCGCGTCGGCTCCACCGGGCAGAACTCCACCCCGGCCGACAGGTCATCACACCCGTGGAACAACTCCTCCTCGACGCCGCACCGCTCGATGGAGAACCCGCTCCCGGCCCGCCTCGCGATGCACGGCTCTGCAAGCAGGCTCGTCGTCCATCGGAACCACCATGCGCCCTCATGCGTCGGCCATGGCACCCACACGGGCGACGGCCCGAGCCGCAGCAGCCCGACGTCTGCCTCGCCCTCGGCGTGTCGGGCCGCGATCCATGCCACCGCGTGCGCGGTCGCCGCAGCGACGGGGCTCGTGCCGACCTCGCGGCCAGCGCGAAAGAACACCGGCTCCCCCGGGTTGCAGACAGCCACCACGTCGAAGACTTCCCGGTTGCCGTGACTGTACTCCGCAATCCACTCGCCCATCACGCCGCCCGCTCCTCTCCGCCCGCTCCCCGCCACGCCTCACACGCCGCCGCGAGCGCCTCGACGCCCCACGCGGACAGCGCCGCATCGGCCGCAGTCTCGCGCGTCGTGGCCGTGGTCAGCGCCTCCCGCGCCCGCATCCCGTCGACCGTCATGGCGCACCCCGGCGACGGCCCCTCGCGCTGGTAGGTCGCCGCCGCCTTCGTGCGCGTCGCCGTCGCCCGGTCGAGCGCATCGCGGAGGGCCATCGGGCCGTGCTGCGCCGCGTAGAGCCGCGCGAGCGTCGCGAGGTCGCCGACGTGGGCGCGGTCGATCAGCCAGCGGAGCGCCGGCCGGTGCCGCGGGGCTGCCGCGTCGATGCGCTGCGACACCAGGCGCGCTCGAGCCCCGTCACCGCGGTCGATGGCGCGCTCCGTCGCCGTCGTCTCGCACAGCCCCCCGCTGGAGTCGCGTCCGTTGTCCACGGAGCGCAGGTCGCCGCTCAGCATCTGCGCGGGCCGCATCGCCCGGAGCATCGCGGAGAACGCCGCTTCTGACACCACCCGCTCGCACACCATCGACACCCGCTCGCCGTCGTCTCGCGTCGTCATCGCCCCTCGCTCCCTTCGCTCGTCACCACCGCTCCACACGCCCGGTCCGCGCCCCACGCGTCGCGCACCCCATGCCCCGGCACCGCCTCGTCGTCGGCCAGCCAGAAGCACTGCCCGCACCTCGCGCACGCCCGCCACTGCCGCCGCGTCACCGGCCCCGCCTCCCGTCGAGCGAGGCCCGCGAGGTCGCCCGCGTCGATCGTGCGCCGCAGCGTCTCGACCACCTCGCATAGGCGCTCGATCTCGTCGGCGCCCGCCAGGAGCGCCTCGCGTGTCGCCGCGTCGCTGCGGTCGATCCATCGCGTCGCGGCGAGGGCGCGCAGTCGGAGTGCTACGCCATGAGCCATCGTGTCACCGTCCGTTGTCATTCTGTCACTCCATCTGCCATCGCTGCCAAAATGGCACGCCCCGGTGCATCGTGGCACGCGCCTCCCCCGCCATCGGCGCGAGCCCGGCTCCGGTCCCGTCGCGCAATCTCCAGCGCCCACGTCCACCACCGCCCCCACCCATCCCCCGAGTCGTCGACCCAGACGCCCAGGCGCCCGAGCACGGGAGTCCAGCCGGCGGCCAGGAGCTCGGCGCACTCGGCGACGGTCGGGAGCCTCAGCCGAGCGCGGACGGTGCCCACGGTGCCGCCCGCCATGCTCGCTCCTGCCGTCGATGGCGCGAGCCAGGGCACGGCCGCTGGAGGCGCGCAGAGGCACCCAGGAGGCTCAGGAGAGGCGGCGGAGGGGACGGACGCCGGATCGTGCGTCGGGAGGGCGGCGCGGGCGGTCTGGCGCAACCATCCGGGGGCGCCGGAGGGTTGGGTCCCGGTTACGCCGGTTACACCGTTACACCCGTTACGCCCGATTTCCCTGGAGGGGGGTCGCGTATGCGTGCCCGCCCCGTGCGCCCCGTCCTCCCCCCTACTATCTCCCTTATATGTGCGCAATTCGGGTGTAACGGGTGTAACGATAGAGAATAGGTGTAGAGTTCCAGAGGGTTGCGCGGTTACACCCTCCCCGAAAACAGGCGTAACCGGGGCGTAACCGGGGCTGGAGGGCGTAACGATCACGGCGACACCTCCGCGATCAGCTGCCAGACGCGGGTGCACCGACCCTCGATCTTGACCACATGGCTCCGGTACCCCAGCCGCCGCATCACCCCGCCCAGCCGGTTGGCCAGCCGCTGGTCCGCGTGCCCCACCTCCATCCCCAGGGCTGACACGAGGAGCCGCAGGGTCGAGAGCGGCTTCCCGGCGTCCATGAGTCGGTCACCGGAGGCCAGCCACTCGGAGACGCGCTCTTCCCACGGGTCGAGCGTGCGGAACTCCTCGGCGGCCTCGCGCTGCGCCGCCTCGGCTTCGGTCGAGAGCCACCACGGCTCGCCTGCGCGGTAGGCGACGACCGCCTCCGCCCAGAGCTGCGCCCGGTCGCGGATGAGCGCGGCCAGGTCGATGGCACCCGGGACGCGCACGCACCAGAACCGACGATCGCCCGTCGGATCTGAAAGGAAGTGGTCTTCGTTCGTGCTCCCGACGATCACGTTGCAGCGGGGATGGCTGCTGACGGCCCGGGCGTAGGCGGCGCGGTATTTGTCCACCTGGGAGGTGACGAAGGCCTTGATGCGGCCGGCGTGGGCGCGCCCCGTGACGTGGTCGAGCTCGCCCAGCTCGTAGATCCACGCGTGGTTGATCTGCATCATCGCGTCCTTGCTCTCGAGGTCGACGGACGTGTCCGCGAACCACTCCCCGCCGAGCACGCGGAAGAAGCTGCTCTTGCCGACGCCCTGCGGCCCGACGAGCACCAGGCACGTGTCGACCTTGCAGCCGGGAGACATCGCGCGTGCGACGGCGCTGATGAACCAGGCGCGCAGGCAGGTGTTGTTGATCTTGGTGTCGGCCGCACCGAGGTAGGCGGGCCCTGCGGTATCGAGCCGCTCGACGCCATCCCAGGTGAGGCCTTCGAGGTACTGCCGCACCGGGTGGTAGGCGTCCTCGCTCGCGATGGTGATCAGCGCCTGCGAGAGCGATTCGTTGGAGGGCGAGAAGCCGTAGCGGTTCTCGATGTCCTCGCGCACGGCGCCGAGGCGCGCGTCGGAGATGGCCGCGCCGTCGAGCTCCGGGGAGATGGTCATCCCGTTGAAGCGCAGGGAGGTGTATTCGCTGGCGTGGCGCAGCACGGTGCACGCGTTGGCGAAGGTGTTCTTGACGCCGCCCTTGGCCGATCGGTGCAGCTTGTGGAGCCAGTCGCCCTCGCACTCCTCAGCCGCCTCCGGGTCGGGCGCCTGAAGCGTGTCGAGCATCGTGTCGAGCGCGGGCTTCTTCGATAGGACCGTCACGTCGCTGTCGCTCTTTCGGGTAGCAGGCCGGGTGATGCTGGGCGAGGCGGGGCCGGGGTGCGTGGGCTGCTCCTCCGTCTCCGCCATCCCCGCGAGCGCGATGGTCTCCGGGCGCGGACTGCGGCCCGCGTCGAGGAGGATGTTCGCGAGCGTGTGCCAGGCCGCCTGCCCGGCGTGCGCCACCAGAGCAGCCCCAGCGGAGAGAGCGTCGTCGAGGCCCTTGGGCTCGTGCGTGGCCGGGTCGGTGGCCCACGTCTCGAGCTCCAACTGCGCCCCGGGCATCTCCGTCCGCAGCAGGTGCGCCGCCATCTCCAGGCCGCCCGCGACGTGGAGATTCGTGCGCGCGTCGGCGTCCCACGCGAGGCGGATCACTGTCGGCTGCAGCACCTGCAGCAGCGGGAGCGCGGTGCGGATCGCGCTGGCGCCTGGGATCGCGAGGGTGACGACTCCGGAGAGCGCGGCCGCGACGTCGGCCTTGAGCGGGCCCTCGGTGATGCGACAGATCCTGATGGGTGCGACGTCGAGCATCTCCTTCGACCCGACCGGCGCGTGCGCGAGCGAGCCGGGGGAGGCGCCTCCCGCGCTGCCGCTCGACAGCCAGAGGTAGCGTGGGTCTCTCGCGCCATCGCGGCGCACCTTGAGCGCCGCGATCCGCCCTCCGGCGTCGCGCACGGGGATCAGCACGCCGTCGAGGTCGGGGAGCTTGCCGTGATGGAGCCCAGGGACGTCGCCCGGGAGCGTGCCGCCGAGGGCCTTCCGCGCGAGAGCGACGACGGCCGCGCGCTCAGGGGCGGTGCGCGGGAGGGAGGCGTAGCCGCGGGCGGCGATGTCCTCCGGAGTCAGGCCCCGGCGCTGCAGCCCGTCCCGATGCTCCGCCGACAGCCCGCAGGCGCTCAGCAGCGCCGTGTAGACCCGGTGCCGGGTGTCGACGTCGGCGAGGGGCGCAGCCGGGGGCGCTTCGTGGGCGCGCCGCGCGGTGGCGGAGACGTTGTCGGCGAAGAAGAGGCGGTATTCGCCGACTTCGTCCTCCCGCGCCACGCCGCCGTCGATGGCGTAGCAGCACTTGGCCACGCGGCCGTCGATGGTGGCCGCGCAGCGCTTCGGGCTCTTGCAGACGCGACAGGGCGCGCGGTGGGAGACGGGACGCCAGTCGCGGCTCATCGTGCATCTCCCCGGGCGGCGAACCACTGCCGCACTGCCGCCAGCGAGCGCGCCTGCGCGGGCATCCCCAGGCTCTTGATGACCCCGGCGCCGTAGGCCTTCGAGGTCAACCGCGGGTCGCACACGACCACCACGCCCCAATCGGTCACCGAGCGGATCAGCCGTCCGGCTCCCTGGCGCAGCGCGAGCGTCGCGCGCGGAAGCGACTCCTCCCGCCAGCCGGTCCAGCGGTCGCCCGTGCGTGCGAACGCGAGCTCGGAGAGCGCGTCCAGCACCGGGTCGCCCATCACCGGGAAGGGCATCTTGTCGAGCACGACCGCGACGACGGACTCCCCGGGGAGGTCGACGCCCGTCCAGAAGGAGGTGGTGGCGCAGAGGATGGAGGGCTTTGATTTCATCGCCGCAAGCAGGTGCGGGCGGGGCTGCTCGCCCTGGCAGAGCACCGGCCACGGGAGCGAGAGTGATCGCATGTGCTCCGCGGCCCGCCACATCATCTTCTTCGACGTGAAGAGCGCCAGCGTCCGTCCGCCGGCGGCGCGGGCGACCTCCTCGACGGCCTCGACCACCTTGGCGTCGAAGCCCTCGCGGTCGCGCGTCGGGTCGCCCATCCCAGCGGGAAGGCAGAGCAGCGCCTGGGCGCGGAAGTCGAAGGGGGAGGCGACAGCCAGGGCCGGTGTGGTGCTGGGCAGCCCGAGCTGCTGACGAATCCAGTGCCACGCATCCGAGGCGCCCGCCTCCCTCAGCAGGTTGAGCGCCGGGAGCGGGCCCGTGGTCAGCGTGGCCGACGAGAGCACCACGGCGCGCGACCGGGCGAAGAGCTCGGTCTGCAGGACGCTCCCGACGTCCAAAAGCCGCCCGCAGAAGCGCACGTGGTCGTTGCCGCGCTTGTCGGTGTGCGACTCGAGCCAGAGCACCGTGTGCGGCGCCTCGGCGGGGCAGATGGCGGCGTCGAGCCAGGGGCGGGCCCGACGCGCGCGACGCTCCGCGTTCTCGGCCGCGCGCATGACCTTGCGCTGGTCGGGGTCGATGTCGCTCCCGAGGGCCTTGATGCTGCGGACGACGCTCGCGGCGAGGGCGGCGGCCTTGTCGAGCAGGCTGACGAGGTGCTCCGCGGGAAGGCCCTCACGGACCCGATGCGCTTCCTGCCGCTGGCCCGGGTGCACGATGGGCAGCCGGTCGGACATCTCGCGCCAGAGGGCGGCGGCTGACTGCTCGATCTGCGAGGCGAGGGCGAGGCGCTCGGGGGCATTCTCAGTGTCCTCGGCCGACCGCTTCAGCCAGGCGCTCACCTTTGCGGCACCGCGCTCGGTCATCTCGCAGCCGAGGAATTTGCGGGCGATGTCCCCGGCTTCGTGGGCCTCGTCGCAGAGGACGGTGTCCCACGCGAGCCCGCTGTCCTTGCTCGCGGTCTTCGGGACGATGATGTCCTGGAAGGTCTCGCGCCTTACTGAGATGTGCGCGAAGAGCAGGTGGTAGTTGACGACCACCACGCGGACCCCTTCGGCCTTCGCCTTGGCCTTGCGCGCGAAGCAGTCGTCGAAGTGGTCGCAGCCGTCGCGCAGGCAGTCGTCGGACTCGACCGAGCGCAGCGCCCACACGCCGTCGCGCACGATCATCGGGAGCTCGAGCCGGTCGCCCGTCTCCGTCGTGCGCGCCCAGGTGTCGACGGTGCGGAGTTCGGCGCGCTCTTCCGTGGAGAGGTACGTGGGCGCGGGCTCGGAGAGCGTGTTCTGGCAGAGGTAGTTGCCGCGCCCTTTGAGCAGCGTCCACGTGAGGGGCTCGCGCAGCTCCCCGTCGAGGGCCTTCGCGAGCGCGGGCAGGTCGTGCTGCACCAGCTGCTCCTGCAGCGCGATGGAGGCCGTGACGACGAGGACGGTCCGCCCGGTCTGGTCCGCCTGCAGGATGGCCGGCACCAGGTACGCGAGCGTCTTGCCGGTACCGCACGGGCCTTCGGCGAGGAGCTGGCCGCCCTTCTCGATGGTCTCGGCAATGGCGCGCGTGAGGGTGAGCTGGCCGTCGCGGGGTGCGTAGCCCGCCCACTGCGCGGGGAGCACGCGGGAGAAGACGTCGGCGGTGCGGGTGGAGAGGGTGGGCTTCTGCGCCCAGGGGCCCTGGAGGATGCGTGCGGGCTCACCCACGGGACACCTCCGCCATCGCGCCCAGCCGCTCGACCTCGAAGCCCGCGACGATGCAGCCGCGCAGCATCACCGTCTCGACCGCGCGCACCGCATCCTCGACGCTGCGCACGACGGCGACGTTGCGACCGCCCCCGACGATGAGGCCGTCGGGGCGCTGCACCCCGTGGCGCGCGGCGGTGTGCCACCTCTTCTGGTGCTCCTCGACGACACCCTCGGGGGTCTTCACCTCCAGCCAGAGGGCCAGCGAGGAGCCGTGGTAGAGGACCTCGCAGAGCAGGTCGGGCGCGCCCTTCCCGCCGACGCCGTACTCCACGCGGGCGCCGCCTTCGTAGACGGCTGTTCCGACCGCGTTCCTCCACACGACGACGCCTCGCATTTGGCCGAGCGCCCGCATGATCTGCGCTTGCAAGATCGTCTCGGGGTTGCTGCGCAGGGTCTTCTTCGGGGCCTGATTGACCGCATTACGAGGCATGGACGTCTCCGGCAGTTTGCGAGGCGGCTTGCGAAACGGACTGGTTTTCGAGGTATTCGCGCACCCAGGAGGGCGGCTTCTTCAAGACGGCGGCGCGGGCCCACGCGGGGCTGATGTCGGGGCGCTTGGCGGTGATGGCGCGCACGGCGCCGTCGACCCACTGCTGCACCCGCGCGCCGATGGGGATGCTCGACGCGGCGAAGAGCGCGGCGCGCTGGATGCGCAGCATCGGCACCGGCGAGTGATGGACGGAGCCGCAGGCGGGGCAGACCGTGCGCGGCGCGAAGAGGTGGTGGCAGGCCTCGCACCGGCGGAGCGGCTTCGGCCGCTCGACCAGGGACCGCCCCTGCGCCCCCTCCAGCGACCACCGCCGCGCATCGTCGGGCAGCCCGTGGAGGTGCACGGCGCCGCGGAGGTCGTAGACGTGGCAGTCGACCTTGCGACGGCCGGTGATCGGACAGGTGTACGCGCGGAGCCCTCGGCCGATCGCCTGCAGGTACGGGGTGACGGTCGTGAAGGCGCCGCAGAGCACCACCACGTCGAGGAGCGGCGCGTCGAAGCCCTCGAGGAGCGCCTTGACGGTGACCAGGTGCTGCGTCTCTCCCGATGCCAGGCGGTCGCGCACGGTGCTGCGGACGTCGAAGGGCGTGGAGTCGAGCACCGTCTCCGCGCCGGGGATGCGGGCTGCGATGTCGAGGGCGTGGGCGGCAGTGGCCGCGAAGATCACCGCCCTTCTTCCGATGCAGCGGGCGTTCACCATCTCCGCCGGGTCTTCCGCGACGCCGCGCTCCAACACCTTCGCGGGCGCGTGGACGATGGGCTCGACGAGGAAGCCGCCGTCGATGAGCTCGCGCACCGACGGGCCGGTGACCAGCGCTTGAAATTCGTCGAGGGGTTGCTCGTCGCCCCGACACGGGGTGGCTGATAAGCCGAGGATCTTCGCGCCCGTGCTCTTGTAGTGCGCGATGACGGCGCGGTTGGTCGCGCTGCTGCTGCGGTGGGCCTCGTCGAGAATGAAGCGGTGCGCGGGCGGGACGGCTTCTCCGCGCGCCAGCATCGGCGCGAGGGTCTGCGTCGAGCACACCTGGACGGGCGCCGACGGGTCCGACGGCCGCCCCGCCTTCACGATGCCGCAGGGGACGCCCATCGCGCGGAGGCGGGCCGCGGTGTCGTCGAGCAGCTCCTCGAGGTGCGCCGCGAAGACGAAGCGCCGCCCGTGGGCGAGCGAGGGGAGGATGATGCCCTCGGCTACACAGGTGGTCTTACCCGCACCGGTCGGCGCCTGCATCAGCACCGCCTCGGCGCCGCCCTCGATCGCGCGGTAGACGTCCGCGCGCAGCTTCCGCTGGAAGGGGTAGAGCGGCATCAGGCACCCCCCGCGAAGAGGGAGGGTTGGCGCTCGTCCTGGGGCTTTGCCTCGCGAGGGCGAGCGACCACCGGCGCCGTCCAGACGCTCCCATCAGCCGCAGCGCACCGGGCGCGAGCGATGGCGGCGAATGCAGGCTCTCGCTCGACGAGGATGACGCGGCGCCCTTCGAGGAGCGCGGCCACGCCCGTCGTGCCGCTGCCGCCGAAGGGGTCGAGGATCACGTCACCGGGCTTCGTGACGAGCCGCAGGAGCCAGCGCATCAGGGCGACGGACTTCACCGTCGGGTGCGTGTTGCCCTCGCCGCGCTCTGCCCGGGAGGGCTTCGCGACGTACTGGAACAGCGCCTCCGACCACGGCGCGTTGGGGTCGTCCGCGGGGAACTGCGGGAAGAAGCGGGAGGCGGAAGCCGTGGCGTCGTCGTACGCCGCGGGCATCTCGGAGACCTGCACTGCCCCCTTGCTGTCGAAGCCGCGATGGACGCGCGTTGTCCCGCCGAGGTTGCCAGCGCGCCCTAGCACGCCCGCTTGGCGATCGAGCTCCGCCACGGGGCAGCCATCGACGCAGGCCCACGCCTCGACGGGCTCCGTGCCGTCGGGGTCGGCGTAGCCGCTGTTACCCGGCATCGCACCGAGCGCGCCTCCGTATCCGCTCACGCCGCGGCTCGCGTTGGTGCTCGCGCTCGCTACCCGCCGCGTCCCCTCGCAGACGCAGCCCGCGGCATGGGAGAGTAGCAAGTTCGGAGGGTAGCGGCCGACGGTCGGATCGTGGCCGCTGTCGTCGAGCGTCGACCCGCTGCGCTTCGTGCAGCCGTAGCCCATCGTCGCCGGGTCGGAGAGCGAGCCCGGGACGCGCTTCGACGTGCCCACCCGGCACGCCTCGATGTTCAGCGCCTCGCTCTTGCCGGTGCGCGCGAGCCACCACGTTTCCTGCGCGGGCTTCGTCTGCGCCTTGCCCTTGGGCCAGCCGGTGCCGAAGAGGTGCGCGATCGTCGTCTCGATCGACCAGCCCGCATCTTCGACGGCGCAGCCCGTCCAGTGCGACGTGCGCGGGAGGCTCCACACGATCGCGCGCCCGCCGTCTCGCGTCGCCCGTCGAGCGTCGGAGAGGATGCCCGCGAGCCATGCGATCCACTGCGCGCGGCCGCCCTTGTTGCGGTCCCACTCGGCGCCCATGAAGGCGATGCCCGAGGGCGGATCGGTCACCAGCGCGTCAACGCAGCCGGTGGGGAGCGCCGGAAGCGCGAGGGCGTTGTCCCCTTCGACGACGCACCATCGCGCGGTCCCTGCGAGCACGTCGGTTACGGTTGCGGCGGCGCTCACAGCATCGCCTTCAGCGGGAAGACGTCCCTGAAATCCCGCCCCTGCGCGTCCGGCCGTCGGAGCAGGTGCGGCAGCACGGCGGCGAGCATCCGCACGTCCCCCTCCGCCCGATGCGCGTCCGCGACCGCCACGCCGTAGCGCTGCGCGACGACGGAGAGCCCGTGGCCGACCGTGCGGTGGAGCTTGCGGGAGGCCTCCAGCGAGCAGTGGACGGGGATCGTCCCGGGCAGGTGCACGTCAGAGCGCTGGGCCTCGAAGAGGACGCGCGCGAGGTCGAAGACCGCGTTGTGCGCGACGAGGGGAAGGGCGCGCTGCACAGCCCCGCGGAGGAAGGTCGGGAGCACCTGGGCGATGGAGGGTGCGCCGCGGACAGCGGCGTCGTCGATGCCGTGGACGCGCGAGACCTCCGCGGGAATGCGGCACCCCGGGTTCACCAGTTGCGACCACATCGACTCGACGTGCCCATCGGAGAGCCGCACCCGGGCGACCGCGATCTCGACGATCCGCGCGTCGTGCTCGCGGCCGGTGGTCTCGGTGTCCCACACGATGACGTGCGTCGTGCGCGGGCGCTGATGGCTGCGCAGCACGTCGAGCCCGTCCGCGCCCTGCACGTGCGGGTGGGGCACGAGCTCGGCCACCGCGGGGTGCACGTGCGGCGTGGTCGCGCGGGAGGGCGGGGGCGCCCAGGTGGTGGAGGAGCGGCTCATCGCGCGTGCTCCCGCAGCGCCAGCGGGCGCTTGTTCTTCGGGATCATCGACAGGACCGTCCGCTCGTGCCCCGCGATGCGCGCCGCGGCCTCGTCGGAGAACAGCTGCCCGTGCGGGTCGATCCAGCCCCGCTCGCCGCGGATCCAGCCGCACTCGAGCAGCGCCCGTGCGTCGGCGTCCGTGGGCGTGAGGCGCGCGGAGCGGGTGTACTCGAAGGACTCCGACTGGAGCGGGACCAGCGCCTGCGCGCTGAGGTCGACGGCGTCGACTCGCCCCGGGCGCCCCTTCATCCCGAGGCGCGTCCGCGCCTCCGCTCCGAGCGCGCAGCCCGCGCAGGGGGCGTGGCGCGCGATGCCCTGCATCGGGACCGCCCGCGTGTGCCCGGGCCGCAGCTTGACCGCGAGGGTGCGGCCGGCGCAGGCCTCGGCGGTGAGGGTGGTGGCGAAGCGGTCGCAGTGGACGCGGTCGGAGGGCGCGCTGATGTCCGCGTGCGCGACGATGGGCAGATGGCGCATCACGCTTCCTCCGCCGCGCGCAGCCCGCGCATCGTGGCCGTGAGGGGCATCGCTTCCTCGGCGTCGTCGGC